ATCATCAACGGTAGGGGTTTCAAATGTCCTTCCGTTAGAAGGTACAGAAGGTATTGTTGGAGGTGGAACCCTAGTTCTGGACTTAGACTTAACTCGAACCTGATCCTTTGCAGCAGCATTTGGAGTACCTAAAATCAAAGATGATCTAACGAGACCTCCTCTCCTGGTTACCTCCGTAGCCTTTACTTGCATTAAAAAAACGTAACCGCTAGTAGACAAAGTAAGGGCCGTTCCCGCAGAATTTTTTAAAGTAAGCGTAATAGAAAAAGTATCTCCTTTCCTACATGTTATGTTTAAAACATCTGATGTATCTAAATTTACTGAACTAGCCATATTATTCGTTTAATAATGCATTAATTAGTTTGTTTGAGCCCTCAGGTAGCTCTCCTCTTTTGCCTTGTCTTTGAGATATAAGTTTACTTTGATCTGAAGTTTGTTGGTCTAGCCTGTCGTCTTTACGGGTTTCTTTTAGTACTTCAAGTTTTTCTTTAAACTCTTTATCGTCTTCTTTAAATCCAAGGGTAGCCTGAGCCTTAATCACCTCAATCTCTTTCTTAAACTCATGCCTCATCTGCTCCATCTTCATATCTACCTGCGCTTGCATTTGAATCTTTTGAGCGTCGATTTGAGCTTGCGCTTGCATCTCAGCCATTTTAGCTTGTTGAGATTGTTGCGCTATCTGAGATTGCATTTGAGCTTGTTGCTCAGAGTTTTGTTGAGCCATTTGCTGCCTCATAGCTATTCTCTTTTTACGCCTAACAACGAGAAGCCTTTCCGCCTGATTTATATCCTTTAATCCTCTAACGGCTATAGCATCTTCTAAATCTAACTCCTGTTGTTGAAGAGCCATTTGAATGTTTTGCTCTAGATAAGCCTTATCCTTATCCTCCATATCTTTTACAACCACCACACCAAAGTTATACATTGGTAGATCCTGGAAAGAAGCTAAAGCCTCCATATTTGTATCCCCAATAGCGTTTTCGTAGATCTTATATAGAACCGATTCAGTAGGTATAATCTGAATGCACTTAACTACATCTTCGCATACCTTTTTAAATAACACCATAGCTGCATTCGTTATGTCATATATAGCATTATTACCTGCAGCTATCGCTTGATTTTGAACACCAACTAAAGCATCACCTTTAGGGGAAGAAGCATCCATAGCTTCGTTTATACCCGTTGTATCTCTTATTAAACGTAGGTAGTGATTATATAAACCTATAAGCTCATTAATATTTCTAATGCTATTCCCTATTTCTCTAACGGGAGGATTTTGGAATCCACCTTCAGGGTTCTTACTCCTGTAATAGAAAACACCTGTCTGCTCATAGATGTCATGTAGATCTAAAGGCTGTAGTTCTCCAGCTTTTCCTAGCTGTACATTTTCTAAACCCTCTATATCTATAATCAAACCATCTGGCTTAGCTTTTGCTATAGCCTGCTGTATCTTTAGGTGAGTAAGCTGAAGCATATCAGCGAATCCCACACAGCTATTTACCATAGACTTAGGCACCATATTACGAATATTAGTTGCCGTTACAGAGTAAGACAATGTCGCTTTAGATATATCGTGTATGTTTTTAGGTACGTTTTTAGTTTTGCCATACCCAAATAAGTAATCGCAACCTAGAACATAGCTCCCACCGTAAACAGTAGATACCTCTAGTTTATGAGGCTTGCGCTCAAACACGCTGTTTTTAATAGGTTGCTCCTCAAAGCCTTTAAAATAAAACCCTGTGTTACCGTGTTTATTTTCTTTCTCCTCAAAATGAATGCAATCGACGGAGATAAACTCGAAATCTAAAACCTCAACCATGTAGTCATCGTACCCGAATGATGTTCTACCTAAGGCGTCATTATAATTAACTTTATTGTACTTACCAGAATCATTGCCGTTTCTCCCTTTAGATCTATCAGCAATCTTTTTATAATCTTCTTCACTTAACTCATCTCCAGCCAAACGTTTTAACTCCTGTATAGAGATTTTTTTTATGTGACCAGCGTATATAAGATCGTCAAAATTTGGGTCTTCTGTATAGCTGTGTATAAACATACATGGATCTACATAGGATGTTTTAATACCTTCGTTTGGATCGTTTGACCTTTTTACTACAGACATACCTAAAGTAGCTAAGTCGTTTACACATCTGCGGAAGGTGTTATCTACAAAGTTGTTCCAGGTAAGAGTAAGTTCTGTACCCAGCTGAGCCGAGATCTCTCCGTCTGTTTTAACGTTAGTGTCAAATAAAATCTCCGCTTCTTCTGGTGTATCTGGAATAGAATCTGGGTCCATATCTAGAACAACACCCGTCTTGTCTTTCAACTCTTTAAGCTTACCTTTAGAGTTAACTTGCTTTAAAATCCTTTTCTTTTTTTCGTTCTTTTCAGAAGAAGACAATGGATCTACCGCTTCTAAGTTAGGGTAAGGGTTGACAGATAATATCTTATTGACTACAATCCTTACAAATTTAGGTAGGATAGGAACTGGAGTGTAATCCATATTCAATAAAGCTCCGTCTGCTTTATTGGGCTGAAGGGAGTTTAACAGTTGTTTATAGATACTTGTATCTTGAACTCCAATAGCATAATCCCTATCTTTCTCAAAAGTTTTATTTCTTCTCCCTACTAAAGAAGAATCGTCTGTAGTTTTACCCCACTGCGATTCAATTGCCTTAGCGTACTGTATACCATATTTTTTCCCTTGTTTTAATTCCGTAGATTCTAATGGATCGGGAAAACCCTGTTTGCTTTTATTATCGTTATTATACATCCTTAAGATATGGTATTTCTATTTAGCAAATATAGTGAATCATCCGATTACTTGATATCTCCTAAAGAATCGTTTTTCAGATAGGTCAGAGTCCTTTTTTAGCTTAGCTTTTTGAGCCCCTAATAAAGCCAGCCCAGAACTAATTGTAAGGTCATATTTTGTTCTATCGTCTATTTTATAACCTATCCAATCCTCTAATGTTTTNTTAAAATACATNTTTCCAATATCGCCTGTTTCTCTATTTACCCCTACATGGTCATGTATAAAGGCTTCTATAGCATGTGCGTGAGCCTGAATTACATCTTTTGAGTTAGAAGGTATCCCCTTTGTTTTAGATTTCATCCCACTAGCGCTGATTAAATGTTTAGGCCTATCCATTAAATACCCGTCATATCCTCTAGCTTCAAAGTGCCTTGCAATACCGTATTTGTTATTCTCTATCAATATAGGGTAACCATAAAATACAGAAGCCATTAAAACATCCTCGTAGAATATTTTAGCTAAAGGAGGTCTTGAAGCGTACTCTAATACAAACATATTGCAAGGGTGCTCCATGTGAAACTTGTTATACAGATGTAAAGAGCCTTTAGATCCTCTACCGTCTACCGTGGCGTCAAGATCATACGAGTCAACTCCACCTACGCCAAAATCTGAATGAGGGGCTACTCGCTTGCCTCTTTCTGTTTTCTTTTGATTTCTAAAATTAGGAGGCGGCATCCAGGCAATTTTAAATCTACCTTGAGGATTTGGGCTAAATATTACTTCAGTGTCTTTTACACCCCCTTTCCAAACAAAGTTTCCTGAAACAACAGGGTTAGGGAAAAGCTCGTCGTTATGTTCTACCTGTTCATAAATTTGCCCAACATTAAATACACTCCCTTCTATACTATCTCTAAAGGCTTCATCTTCAGTAAAAGGAAATTGTCTTACTACTTCGTTTAACTCTGAAGGATCATTTTTTAAAGAATCTCTTTCGTTTTTTAAAAATGTTTTAGCCCCTGTATAGATGTATTCGTCGTCTATACCATCTATAGTTTCTGAGGGGTCGTCAACTACAGGATGTCCAAATTTATCAAAAAATCCTTCTAAAGATCTATATGCAGGAATAAAAAGTCTATATAGACCAGTTCTAGTCCTCCCATTCGCGTTCCTCTCCAAGGGGTTTGAATCCTCCCATAGGTCTTTGTACTGACTTCCTCCTTTGTCCATTGGATTTACCGTGCTTCCGACCATTGCCTTCCCCACGATTTTTCTTCCGACGATCAAACAAGTCCTCTGAATCCTCCAAGCGTCTCTTATGTCTGTAGGTCTTTCCCATTTTCCTGCTTCATCTAAATACAACAGGTGTAGCTTTTCACCGTCATATGCATTGTTTGTTGTGTTTTTCCAATTAATAACTGTATTTAAAGCCTCCCCCATTTGAGAGGTTTTATTGTTTTTAGTTATTCTTTTTGACGGCTCTCTAAAAGCTAACTCCATACGAGGATTAGTTGTACCGTCTTGAATGGGCTTAAAGAAAAAAGGGTAGTTCCTGAACATAAAAACTACCTTCTTCATAAATATATTTTCCTGGGCATCCTTACCAGTCTTAGACTGTATCCCCATAAGTTTATCTTTTACTTGCGTTCCTTCATCTACAAGGACGGATGAACACATGTTCGTGTACCCGCTACGACGACACTTAGTATATAGCTGACCTATGCATCTAGGGTCAATTTCACACGCAGATAAATGCAAAAAGATGTCTCTTTGAAAGTTTAGAAAGTACGGATAACCAATATCTAGCTTGGTCCACTGAAGCATCATGTAGTGCCTCCCCGTAATATATGTAGCTGTACCGTTGTTATAAAACCAAAAGCCCTCACGCCTACGCCTAAACTCTTCCTCGATATATGGACGAAACCTCGCTCTAAACTCTCGCGGCATTTCCGCCCACTCATCCATAGAACGAATACGAGACAGTTCCTGCGGCATAAGTATCCTTCTCCACATTTGCATAGAGTTTGATTCTTTATATCCTGAAATTTCTTTCTTCGGAGGCCTTTTTGGAAGGCAAATGAGTAACCCACCGAGTTCGATAAGTTCACCTTCCGTACCGTTGGGACAAATCTTAACAGCGGGTTCTTCATATTCTTTTACGTCTAGTAAGGCGCTCAAAACGTCTGGCCAAATCTGTTTGATCTAAACCCAGGTGCTCCAGACTTAGGGTTAGCTAAGGTCATATACTTTCCGCAGTCTTCGCACTTTATCTCATGTATTACTCCCTCCCCTTCAATATACTTTATTGTAACACCTGACTTATCTACAACCTTATCGTTGCAATCACATTTATACTCTGCCATCTTATTAAAATTCAGCTCTAATGTAACCTCCTGCGTGTTTGTACGGGGACATGTATTTTGGGGCTGGTCCATCGCAACACCATTCGGCGCCTCCTCCCCAAGGGTCTATACACCAGCATTGATTGTAATGTCTCGCTTGAGACCTTCTGTGTTTAGTTTGCACAGAGCATGACGCTAGCAATATAGCAGACATGAGAATAAGTAAATATTTCATTATATATAAATTAAATTTAATAGCTTATACGCTATTCCTTTTTTTAGGCCTATTGTTAGCTCTATTTATAGAAGCTTTTTGTTTTCTTGTTTTCCCTCCCTTTTTATAGTGAGCTTCATCTAATCCATCTCCGTTCCCGTAATTTCCTTTTTCTCTATTAATTTGATTTAGCTCTGCGCGGTATTTCTTAGCTTTAAGTTTAGATCCGTACTTAGCGTACTCCTTTTTATAATCTCTTTTTATAGCTTTCATAACTCTTGCAATATACTAAAAAAAATTCAGTTAACGAAATATTGTTACAAGCCCTTGCAGCTGTGTAGCTTTTCCAGACTGAGTCGCGTTAAGCTTCCAAGTGTAAACTCCATCAGGACATAGCCAATGTTGAGAAAAACTTGTTCCTGTCCAATAATCTAAAGGATCTTTTATTTCTTTTACAAGCGTCCCCCATCTATTGTATATCTGCATCTCCCACGTTAACCAACACGTTGGATCGGTTACTGCATAGAATATATCATTGACCCCGTCATTATTAGGGGTAAAAGTATTAGGGATAAAAATACTATTATCGTCACAGTCATTAATTCCGCCACCACCGTCTTCACAAGGCAAACCTGTATAACAATCTATATATTCGGTTGAAAATACGTATTCAGTAAGCGTTAAGGTATCTGTAACAT